GCCGAGTTCAAACAGATCGTCAAGCCGATAGTCGATGCCGCCAAGCCACAGGTGCGTGAGCTGCCGTTGAGCGGTTTTGCGCGCAACTGGAAGGGCGGCAAGATTATGCCATGGGATAAATCGGCGGTACAGAAATCAATCATTGCGCGATTCAGCAACCGCAAACGAGGCAACAGCCTGGCGGTGTTTAGCGTCACGATGAAAAGCCCGGCAGGCACGATTTTTGACATGGCAGGCAAGGCATCACCGAGCCGCCTGGCTGCTGCGCTTGATCAACTGGCAGGCCGACCGTCGCGTTTGATGTGGCCCACGTATGAACGGCACGCCGATCAGGTCAACAAAAATCTGGCGCGATTGGTCGAGAAAATCACCGACGAAGCGAATCGTAGGCTGGTGGGCTGATGGCTGTAACAATCCCAATCATTTCAGAGTTCGATGGCAAAGGCATCAAGTCGGCAATCGAAGAGTTCAAGCAACTCGAGGGCGCTGGTGCCAAAGCCAAGTTCGCACTGACGAAGGCTGCCGTACCGGCGACCGCTGCAATCGGTGCCCTGGCTGGTGTCATCGGGGTGTCTGCCAAGGCCGCGATGGAGGATGCAGCCGCACAGGATCACTTGGCAGGCGTGATGCGTCGCGCCGGTATGGCAACCGATGAGCAGATTGCCAAGACCGAGGAATTCATCAGCGCACAGTCAAGGCTGACCGCGACGACCGACGATGAGCTACGCCCGGCGATGGCAACGCTCGTGAATGCGGTAGGTGAAGCCAATTACGCGCAAGAGCTGCTCGTCAAAGCCCAAGACATCGCAGTCTCGACAGGCACGGAGCTGGCGACCGTCACCGACGCGATGGCAAAGGCCGCCAACGGCAACATGAAGGCGCTCGGCAACCTTGACCCATACGTCAGGCAAATGATCAAAGGTGGCGCTGAATTTGATGAGGTGATGCAGGCGTTGGAGATTCACACAGGCGCTGCGAGTCAGGCTGCCGAAACTCAGGCAGGCAAGATGAAAAACCTGCAGATTCAATTCGGTGAAGCTCAAGAATCAATTGGTGCTGCGTTCCTGCCGGTGCTGACTGCGTTAGTCGAGAAGTTAATTCCTGTCGCCACGTGGATGCAAGAAAACACTGACATAGTGCTGATTCTTATGGGCGTGGTCGGCGGCCTCGCCGGTGCAATCCTTGCCATCAACGCGGCAATGAAGGTGTATCAAGCCACGCTCGTAGTTGTCAAGGTCGCCCAGGCGGCGCTCAATTTCGTCATGGCAGCCAACCCAATTGGTTTGGTCATTGTCGCAATCGGTGCCTTGGTAGCGGCCTTCGTCGTGCTTGAGGTTAAGTTTGGTGTAATCAGCAAAGCTCTGTCATTCGTGGGTAAAGCATTCGTTGACTACATCATTAATCCGATTCGCACCGCGCTGGATTTCATCGGCAAACTCATTGCGGCGTTGGGCAAGATTCCAGGGCTGGGAGCCGTTGCAGGAGCTGTTGGTGGCGTAGTCGGCAAGATACCCGGCTTGGCTGAAGGCGGCATCGTGACCGGCCCGACATTGGCGGTAGTAGGCGAAGCAGGCCCAGAGGCTGTCGTGCCGCTGTCAAAGATGGGTCAGATGGGCAACATCACCATCAACATCAATTCCACCGTCGCTGATGATCGCCTGGGCGACATCATCGTTAACGCAATCAGGCAATACAACCGGCGCAGCGGCCCAGCACAAATACAGGTCGCCTGATGGCTGCCAACGTAGTGCAGGCAGGCTCGTATCTGCTCGAGCTTGACACTGGCTTTGATTACAACTCGTTCAGGCTTGATGACGCAACCAAGGGCGTGCTAAATAACACCACGTACACGCTCGGCCCTAACATCACGTTTGCAGACATCACCGACTATGTGCGTGAAATTTCATACCATCGCGGCAGACGCAACATTGATGACCAATTTTCGGCAGGCACATTGTCATTTGAGATGATTGACGAGACAGGCATTCTTGGCCCATACGACACCAACAGCCCTTATTACGATCCGACCAACGACAAGCCCGGGCTTGCCCCGATGCGTAAAGTTCGCCTCAGTCGTGCAGGCGAATACCTGTTTATCGGCTATGTCATGTCCTACACCTACGAGTTCGCCCTAGCTGGGTACAACACCGTGTCGGTGTCATGCGCTGACGATTTCTATCTGTTGAGCCAGACACAGATGGCGGCATTCAACCCAAGCGCTCAAACCAGCGGCGCACGCATCACCACGGTGCTGGCATTGCCCGAGGTGGATTACACCGGCACAACCAATGTCGCCACAGGCACCGTCAATCTGGGCCACGACTCGAGCTACAACGTCAATGCAGGCACCAACACGTTGCAATACCTCAACGCAATCAATGACGCAGAGCAGGGGCGCCTGTTCATGTCGCGTAATGGCGTATTGACCTTCCAGGAGCGCATAGGAGCCACGCTCAGCGGCTCGGTCATCACGTTCGCTGATGATGGCACCGCGAGCGCTTACGACCGCGTGGACATCGAATTTGACGCCGATGGCGTGGTCAACCGGGCATACGTTCAAGCCCTAGATGGCAAAACTGCCACCGATCAAGACCTCACCAGCCAGGCCACCTACTTCATTCAGTCAAAGTCAATCACAGGCAGCCTGCTGCATCAGCAAGGCGAAATTGATGCCCTGGCGGCCTATTTGCTTGAGCCTGAGCCATCACCGCGTTACACAGCCGTAAGCACCAACTTCTCAATGCTGACCGACGCCGAGCGCAACCTGGCAGCCCAGGTTGACATCGGTGACACCATCACCATCACCAAAGACATCACCGGCCTATCAAGCCTGACCTCCGAGCTGTCAATCGAAGGCATCGAGGGCACCATCAGTTTCCAGTCAGGGCACCGAATCACCTATTTCACGGCCCCAACCACGGTCGTATTCCAGCTGATTTTGAATGATGCCGTGTACGGTCAGCTTGATGGCACGAACGTATTAGGATGATGTAACCATGGGTGCCAACGCGCAAACAACAGTTCCTACGTTCACCGCTGCGCAGGTGTTAACAGCCGACCAGCAAAATCAATCGGCTCGCACAGGCGTGCCAGTGTTCGCTACGACGATTACTCGAGATGCCGCTTTTGGTGGCGCAGGAGAAAAGACGCTTGCCGAGGGCCAGCTTGCCTATGTTGAAGGCACTGGCTTGCAGTCGTACAACGGCAGCTCATGGGTGACATGGGGTACTGCTCCGACTAGCGGATTGGCATACATCACTGGCACTACGTTTAGCGGCGCAGTCAGTTTTAGCTTGCCCAACGACACATTCACGAGCACCTATCAGTCCTACCGCGTGTGGGTGCAGATCACGTCGGCAGTAACAAACAACTCAACACTTTCAATGCGTCTGCGTGCTGCTGGCAGCGACAACACAACATCTAACTACAACTCAGCAATTTCAGGCAGTTCGGCAGGCGGCGCAGCCCAAAACAGCGGCGTCGGCGCAGGCTCAAGTTTCACCATCGGATTTACGCGACAGGGCTTCACAAGCGACGTATGCACATTCATCTTTGACGTGGTAAGCCCCAAAGAAACACAAGCAACGACCTACCAGGGCACCATTGCCGGTCAAATCGCTGCAAGCCTCTTAGGATTTGGCACAATCGGCGGTCAGTTCCAAGCCACCACATCGTTTGATGCCTTGAGCATTATTAGTTCATCGGGCAACATCGCAGGCTCATACAAGGTGTACGGTTATGCCAACAGCTGAACGCCCCTACACACAAGACGGCTTTGACCTGCGACCGATGACCGATGAGGAATGGGTACAGTACGAACAACTTCGCAAAGACATTGTTACGCACGAGAACCCTCCTGAATCAGAGGCGTAAATGAAATGGCAATACATGCTCGAGGATTGGCTCAAGGCATTCGTCGCTGGCTCCGTCGCCGTGCTTATCACAAGCGACTACAACGTCGAAAGCGCGCTAAAAGCAGGGCTAGCAGCGATGCTGCCAATGATCTACGCCTGGGCAAACACGAAAGACACTAGGTACGGTCGCAAGTGAAACTCGTAGTAAAGCCGGTACGGCTACCGGCTGACCTACGAAGCATTGAATGGGGCAAGCTGCCCGACTACCTGTTGGTGCCAATCAGGCCTTACGGCAGGCTGCATCCCTTGGCTGCCCAGGCATGGGAAGCGATGCGGAAGGCCGCGCACCGCGACGGAATCAGACCACTAAAACCGACGAGCGTTGCAGACACGTATCGAAGCCTTGAGATACAAGAGCGCGGATTCTTAGCGCGTTACACCACGGCCCCAATTGAAAACAGCAAATCAATACGCACGTACAAAGGGCAAAAGTATTACCTGAAGCCAGGGCTGGCCCCGATGGCTGTGCCTGGTCGCAGCTTCCACAATTTGGGTCTGGCGGTTGATGTCAGCGATGCCAACGGCCTACGCCTGCAGTGGATGCGCGACAACTGCGACAAATACGGCTTCACTTGGGAGCTGCAATCCGAGCCATGGCACATCAGGTATTTCATGGCAGAATCAATACCGGCAGCAGTTCAAGAATGGATCGAGTCGCATGCCAACAGAGATTTACGTAGCGCTGATTAGCGCAATCGCCATCATCATTGCAGCCGGATTACCGGCCTGGCTGATTGAGCGTGCACGGAAAGAAAACAGCTCGGATCACGCATACGTACGTCGGATTCTTACTAGGGTGGAAGGCAAGATTGACAACCACTTGGAGGATCACAGCAATGGCGTTACGCGACGAATTGGAACCAAAGACGGAGAAATTGCAGACGTTGATTGAGTGGGTCAAAGCCCAACCCAACGCTGATGAGTGGCATGACGTGCTGATGGATTACAGCTACAGCCTTCGATCACTTGCCCAACTGTGCCACAAACATGGGGCACCAGCAGCAGTCACGCAAAACACGGTGCACAGATACCGCGAGCGCCATGCTTCG